CGTACAGCGTCCAGGTCGAGGCTGGTAACGTGCGCATAGTTGCCGGTGATTGGGCGCGTGCGTTTATTGATGAGCACAAAAACTTCCCAGCCGGAAAGTACAAAGACCAGATAGACGCCGCGTCCGGTGCATTTAACAAATTGGCTGAACCGCAATCATTCGGTATACTAGTAAAATCACGCCACCGCTGAGAATCGCGAAATGAGACCAAGAAAGCAGCCAAAACCACAGGCAGTAAACGCAAACAATCGCGAGTTTATCGTCAATGCACTAACCCGCAGCATGAACACGATATTCGCCGGGTACTTTGGGGGTGACGCCAAGCATGACCGGCTTTACTCGGATTTTGGCTGGCCCGAGTCGATCAAGTACGCAAATTATTACCAGATGTACCAACGCAACGGCCTAGCCTATGCCGCGATCATCCGCCCGATTGAAACCTGTTGGCAGGAATACCCCGAGCTGCTTGAGCGCGAAGAGACGCACGATAAAACAACACTCGAAAAGCAGATATCCGAAAAGTTTGACGAAATTAATTTTTGGTCTGTGCTGGCAAAGGCTGATGAGTACAGCCGCATTGGGGAATACGCCGGAGTCATATTTCGATTCGCCGATGGTAAACGACTGGATGAGCCTGTGGATAGCAAAAGCCTTGGGCTTGATGGTTTGGTCGAGGTTATCCCGGCTATGCAGGGGCAGTTGAAGGCTGAGCTATACACGGACACCACCGACGCGCTCAACTATGGCAAGGTCAAAAGCTGGTACTACAACGAGGCCGGTATTATTGACGGATCGGAAAACATCAAGACCGGTAACGCGACCATTCACCCGGACCGCATCCATGTGTGGTCAATGAATAGCTCGATCTATGGCAAGCCCGTACTTGAGGCATGTTTTAACGACCTGCTTACGCTGCAAAAAATCAGCGGCTCAGGTGGTGAGGGATTTTGGAAAAACGCCAAGGCGAACCCGATTATCCAGTTTGGCAAAGATGCCTCAATGGACAAGATAGCAAGGGCATTAGGGGCTGTTAATGGTGCCGGTCAGGTTGACACCTCTCTAATCGCTGACAAGCTTGACGAAGTTATCGGCGACTGGCAGACCGGCCTAGATAACACCTTCGCGCTACAGGATGGCGAGGCCAAATTTAACAGCATCCGCATGGATGACCCCGAGCCGCATCGCATGGGCGCGCTGCAATCATTGGCCGCATCAATATCATGCCCGCTTAAAATCCTGATTGGATCGCAGTCTGGAGAGCGAGCAAGCACAGAAGATGCCAAAGAGTGGGCGAAAACATGTAATAGTCGCAATACCAAAATGGTAAAGCCAAACATTCGCAGGATCATCCGCCGCTTTGTCAATTTTGGCGTACTGCCAAAGCGCGATTGGTATTTGCTTTGGGCTGACCTCACCGAGTCATCTACAACGGAAAAGCTTGACGCGGCCGGCAAGATGGCCGAGATTAACGCAAAAAATCGCGGGGCAGGCGAGCCGGTAACGTTCACGGCAGACGAAATACGCGAAACTGCAGGATGGGACGAAATGGAGGAGGAGAAGATCCCAAAGCGCAAGAAAACGGACGAAGAAGACACAGACCAACCACAAGAGGATTAATCATGGCAGCAATCATAGCAACAAGTATGGGCGGTTCAGGCGCTCGCGTAGTAACCCGCTTAACACTGGGCACAAGCGACACGCTCACCTATAACGCGTCACGCAATCCGATTTTGATTCTGGATAACGTAACGGCGGGTGCGCTAACGCCGAACATTGACGGGGCGGCAGGTTCAATAGTGCCGGTGAAGGGCGTAGGCAACGTGTCAGTTGCTAGTGGGCTGACTCTTGCATCTATCGGGGCTGGTGTATGCGTAGCCATTCCGCTGGAGAGCATCAGCGCCTACTTGCAGGGCGTTATCACAATCACAGGCGGTAGCGGAATCAGGGCGTCATTGCTGGAGCAGTAATGCGCATCCTTGCGATACATGCCAACAATCCGATAGTCCCGCGCAGTGTCACTAATCCAGTGGGCGGGCAGGATCGGATAAGACGTACAGCCGGGGCAGTGATTGACCGGCTGAATGTTATTGAGGATTGGCTAATAGGTCGATTTGAGCAGATACCGGTCGAGCGGTTTTTGGTTAATTCTCTCTATGTCAATTCGTACCGGTACGAATATCAAATAAGCATTACTCAGTTGGAAATGTTGATTAATGACTTGCTGGTAGAGCTTGGACTATTGCCTAACGACTACGTTGTGCGCGAGGTTGTGGGCGCGTATGAGCAGGGGACCGGGCTGGCAGTTGAGAACCTGGCGAATATCAGCGAGGACTACACCCGCACTGTAACGCAAGTGCTGATGAGTGACCCATGGCAGCGACGGGCTGCATTAGTGGGGGCGCGCGTATTTGAGGAAATGAAAGGCTTCGAGGGCGACACAGGGCGAGACCTTGCGCGAGTGCTTCGTCAGGCCGTGCAAGACGGGCTTAATCCGCGTGATGTGGTCGGCACTATCAAAGAGCGGTTTGATGTATCCGAGTCAAGAGCCAAGCGAATAGCAACGACTGAAATCAGTGGGGCATTGCGCAGGGGCCGGTGGGATGAGGCGCAGGACGCGGAAACTAGATTAGGTATCCGCGTTCGCATGTTGTGGGTAAGTGCTCTACGGCCTACTACTAGGCTATGGCATGCAAAAAGACACGCAGAGCTATACACAATTCAGCAAGTCAGGGAATTTTACGCAGTTGACGGCAATGCGATTCACTGCTACTGCACACAAATCGAGGTGCTAGTAGACAAAGACGGCAAGCCCGTTGTTACACGGGCTATTGATCGGTTGCTGAAGCAGAAGAAGGAGTATTTTGGTGAGTAGCTATTTCTGCATAATGCTTATCGTGAATTGATCCCTTTTTGCATACCAGTCTTCCCATTCGCTTTCTGTTTTCCCAAGCTGAATAGTCCACCAAGCCTTGCTTGTACCAGCTTCTCCAAGAATTTCGTCAATAGCTGCTACTGCCATTCTCCATGCCGGATCATTAAAGCATAATTCTCTACCCTCCTTGGTATCGCAGTTATAAACCGGCAGATCAGCAGGAAATCCTTCAGGAATACCCCATTTGTTTAAAATAACAGACCACTCTGGCAGCTTTTCGGAATGACTTTGTTTTAATAGGTCAACCAGATCTTTTTTATTCACATTTCACCTCAGTATTTTGGGCAGGAATAAATTCGCCAAATTTGTTACGAATAAATCCGTTTCTGAATTTAATTTGCGCTTTTCGATTGTGAAATCCTAGGCATCCTATTTTCATGAAGTCAAAAGTAAAAACTCCATCGCTATTTTCAACAAGCGAAAGGTAAAATATTCTGCAGTTAATTCTAACCCCTGAATGATGCAGCTTTGAATAGTCCAAGCTGCAAGAATCAATAAAATTACTAAAACGATTTATATTTGCAAATATTCTAGGCTTCATCATCATAAGCTCCATTTTCAATAAGTTTTTCTTCGCTTGGCATATTCGTAACGGATTCGATATCTGTAAACTTCAATTCGCCAAGCTGTGTAATGTCAAATTCTTCAGTGTTCATATTTCACCTCAGTAAATTGATTAATTCCACCTTTTGCGCGGCTTTGGCGGTTTAAATCCGTGCGCCTTGGTAGATGTGTTTCTTGGCTTTTTAAGCAAAATTCCATTGGGGTTCAAATTACCGCTTCCGGTTAAATAAAAATCTTCAAGCGGATTAAGTATCTCGCCAACTTCTTTCCATGACAGCCGCTCGAAATCTTCACGAGTAGGATTTTTAGGCAATTGGTCGGCGCTGATGAATAACTGTGTTCCGGTTGCTTTGTGGGTTGTCATTTTGACACCTCCCCAATGCAATCTAGTCGCAATAATAGGCACTTTTCGCCCCTTCGCTTTACTATCAGTCCGCCATGGATTCTTTCCATAACATTATAGTAGACGTCAAAATCAAGTACCTTAAATCTTTTCCCGGATGTCCGCACAATTCGACCACCTTTTGCGAAAAACTCAAGGAGGCGGATTGTTTTGCGTTCGCCAGTTATAATAATTTCGGTGGTCATTTCCTCGCCCTCTCCCATGCCTCAGCAGGCTCCAATTGTTCAATTTCTTCCATGTTATTTTCGATATAAATATCTGTTGGGTATTCGCCCGCGCATGAGTGACTTTGATCGAACATGCCATAGGTTGCCGCAATAACCAAAAACGATCCATCCGTAAAATCCAACCTAAGATACCCGGTGTCATCAGTATTTGAGTTATGCCGCATTTGTCTTGCCGCTGCAATGGTCTTGCCTTGCATATCCTCATAATCCATTTTTATCTGCCTCCCATTTTTGAATTGTTTCAATATCCCAGCGGTTATTGCGCCCAATCTTAACCGGCTTAGGCAATTCTCCATCATCAGCCATGCGCTCGATGGTCTTGTGGGATTTAAACCCGAAGCGCTCGGCAAGCTCTTTAGCGGTGTAGTATTTTTTTATTTCTTGCATAGAAATGCTCCCACAAAATAACCAGATATTGCGATCAATGTAATTGCAAGTCCTAAGGTATCATTGCCTTCTGCATCGCAAAAACTGACTCTATAAGTCCAGACTAAAACAGACCCAATGGAATACAGAACAAAAGCCGCAAATAAAAATGAGTATAATTTTTTATCGGTCATAGCTGCTGCCCTGTAATTATTTTCTTTGCCGTTTCTATGTCGATGAAAAAGTCTACGGCAAAGCCTTTAAGCTTTACTGAGCTTTCATTATCGTCTTGCTCAAAGTCACTCTTGTAATACAGCTTTCCTTCCCTGCCTTTTACTGGATCAAGTAGGCTATGAAACCAACCATTACCGCCTTCCTCAATGATGTAAATAATTTGGTGCATTGTGGCCTGAATATTTAGTGATGGCACCATCAAGAAATATAGGCCATCTTCATCAAGGTATTGATATGGCTTTCCTTCGTTAACTTTTACCCCTCTTTGTTCAAGGAATTTTATTGGATTTGTTTGCCCTGCTCTGTATGCATCATGGAATTGGTCAATTATCGTTTGCGTGTCCTCGTTGAGCAGCATTGCCAAGCAAGTCGAAACGCAAGTGTCGGGTGTTGGTTGTTGCTTTAACTCAATAACTTCATGGGCGTAAAAATTCATTTGGCTATCTCCTATTGAGCGCAAAACATACCACAAAGCCCAATAAAAGCCAAATAAATACAAAAACATCAATAAAATCAAACACTTGCGAATATATCGACATAGGTATAAAATCACATAAACCTATATTGAACGGTATTCATATGCCCACTGCCAATCCTGTGTTATCCGGTAGCGTCCGCGTAAACGTTCGCACAGCGGTAAATAACGCGCAGATTCGCCGTGATAAGCGTAACGGCAAAGACGTGATCATCGTCCCTAGCGCCACACTTCCCGATGATGTTGTGATGAACAACATTAAGTATCCAGCCGATGAGATCGCCAAGTCATTTCATACGCTGGATCGCACCTTTGCCCCCTTTCGCCACCCTATGGTCAATGGCCAGTATGTTTCAGCTCGCGAGCCTGAGGCGGTCAATGATTTTTACATCGGGGCGTGGAATGAAAATGTGCGCCGTGAGAATGGCCGCGTGTGGCTGGACAAGGTAATCGATGTTGAGGTTGCAGGCCGTACTGAAAACGGCAAGCGCTTGCTTGATGCCATCAATAAGGGTGAGCCAATCCACACCAGCACCGGCATTTTCCTTGAGGTTGATTCGGCTAATGAAGCTGGTTACTCATACATCGCCAAGAACATGTATTTCGACCATGACGCCATTCTGTTAGACGAGGAAGGCGCAGCAACCCCCAATCAGGGCGTCGGCATGATGGTAAACGGAAAGCAAGAAATCACCGTGATTAATTCCGTGCTTGATCGCGCCGTTGACGAGCTCGAATGGGCTGCCGGTTATCTGGCTGATGCCGTTGAGCGCGTACAAGAGGCCGAGAAAAAGCAATCCGTAATCGACAAAATTCTGTCTGCGCTGGGTATTACTGGCAAGGACAAAACACCGGGCGAAAGCCTAAAAGCAAACGGCAACAGCGAGGTAATCGACATGCCGACTTTAGAAGAACGCTTCGAGGCGTTGGAGAAAAGCGTCGAGACGCTTACAGCCAATGCCAACAAGGCCGCAGAATCAACCACAAAGGCAATGGCTGATGCTATCGCCCCAGTGATGAAAGCAATTGAAGCGCTCACCGCTAACGCTGCGAAAGTGGAAGAAGCCGAGCGCGCCGAACTAACTGCCAAGGTTGTGGCCAATAACCTGCTGACCGAAGAAACCGCCAAAACGTTGAGCGTAAATGCCTTGCGTGAACTGGCTGGCAAGGTCAAGGGTGATGCAGCTCCAATCACTCAGGGCGTTTTCATGCCTAACAACAGCGGATACAAATCGCTGTCTGACGAATTGCCCGGAGGTGCTGAATAATGGCTACTGCAAATGTTGTATATAGCGGCCCTGCCGACGATGCTAAGCCTTTAGTTGATGAGGCAATCATCGCCACAGGCCAAGTAATTCGCCCCGGCCATTTGGTTGTTCGCTCTTCCGGTCAGTGGGTTAACCACAACTCAGCAGGCAACGCCCTTGATTATCGCATTGCTGATGTTGATTTTATTCGCAACCGCAGAGCAACCGATGCGCTAGATGCAGGTGATACCGCACAGGCCTTTATTCCTGTTCCTGGTCAAGCCTATAACATCATTGTCGGGGCTAGCCAAACTGTGGTGGTCGGATCTCCACTAACCAGTAACGGCAATGGCACTGTACGCATCGCTGTAGTTACCGGCGCAACACCTGATGTGGTTATGTTCTACTCAGAAGAAGCGCTAACTACCGGTGCGGGTGCTACCGCTCAACTTCGCGCCCGCGTTGCACACGCTGGCTCAAAAGCCACCGCATAAGAGGATTAATCTATGCTGTATTTCGATAAGAAATTCCTTGCGGCGAATGGTGGCGAGCACCACAAGGCGCAATTCAAGCACACCACTCAGGTGCGTGAAGCTTTCAATATTAACCAGCTGACTAATCCAGTATTACAGGTTAATGGTGCGGCAATCATCCCTCAGGACGTGTTCCGCGAGTTTGATAATCAGACCACCAAGCTGATGCGTGCGAACAACTTGGCATTGCTGAATGACTTGTTGCCGCTGGCTAAGCCGCTACCGGTTGGCAAGATTGAGCACGTTCACCGCCGCGTGTCTGATTCTGGTGTGGTTAAGTCATCGCTTTCTGGTCAGACAACTACCGACCTGGATAAAGCTGCATACGATTACGATTCAAGCATCAAAGTAATCCATCAAACCGGCTTCGGTCGCGAATGGATGGAAGTTCAGGCGCAGCGCGCAGAAGCGTTTGATGCTTTGATCGATGATCAAGCGAACGCAACCCGCGCAATCATGAACAAGATGGCCGACCACATTTACAACGGCGTGGGCGGAATAAACTTTAAGGGATTCGTTCCTTATGGCATTAAAACATCATCAAAAGTTCAAGCGGTTGATCTTGATTCAAGCGGACTGAATATCGACTTTACCAGCGCAGAGGGTGCAGCCGTACGCACCGCGTGGGTTAAGCTGGTTGACGCCTTGCGCATCACTAACAACGTGACCGATAACATTACGTTCTACGTGTCGCGCGAGATCATGAGCAACTTCGAGAAATACTACACAACAAATGACGTTGGCTTTGGAACCATTTTTGAGGCGCTATTGAAGTTGTCGCAAGTTGCAGGGATCAAGGTTGATGCAAGCTTAAGCGGCAACGAAGTTGTGGGCATGGTGCTAGACAGTCAATTTATTCGCCCTCTTGTCGGTATGGCAGTGTCAACTGTGCCTATTGCCCGATTAAATCCATTCGACAATTACAACTTTGTCACTTGGACCAACATCGGCTTGGAAATCAAAAACGATTACACCGGCAAAAAAGGCGTGCTTTACGCTCGCGTAATCCCGTAATAGCAGCCCCTTCGGGGGCTTACAGGTGACTTATGAATTCTGAACTACTTGTTATTGAGCACGGCCTACAAACGATTGACGGTAAGGGTATTTTGCCCGGCAGTACATTGATCGTTAAAGGTGAGGTTGTGCCGCCTTCTTGGACTGGCTTGGTTGAGCATTGCGGCGCGTCAAAAGAGCGCAAGCTTGAAGTTGCTACGCCGAAGAAAAAAGCCGAGCCAAAACCGGCAGAGGCTGAGTAAAAAATGGCAGCGGTAATCACCGTCATTGACGTAAAGGCAGGCTTCGCAACAACAGTTCCCGATGGCGAGATTCAAATGCTTATCGATATTGTTGATGGGGCTGATACTTGCCTAGATGCCGCTGCTGTTCCTGAAGCGCGTCAAACC